CGTCTCGAAGTATGAGTTCGCGGTTCCGTTTGTATTTCGTTGAATCGTATTCGCTGGGCTTGCGTGTCATGCTCCCGCGCCTTCGGCTTGGGCTAACGCGGCGCTTGCGCGCCTTGTTGTTGTTGTTTGTTTGTTGTTTGTCATGTCGGGGTCAACTCTCGCGTGTTGTTTGTTATTAATGTTTAGTTTAGTTGTGTAGTGAAATGAGGTTAATGAGCCTCCCACCGTATAGCCCTTTACGGTTCCCAATTTCATTAACTCTCGCTCGATTATGTTTACGAGCCGCCTCGACGCTTTGCCCGTTTCATTTCGTCTCGCATGATTCGGAGCGCGCCGATCTACCCGACTCACGCCGTGTATTCGACCTAGACGCGACTCATAGGCAGATCGTGGACCGTCAAGCGGTCGGGCCTTGCTTGGGCTATTTAAAAGTTTGAGAGAGTGTAGAGAATATATTCCATATCGGAAGGTTTCCAGACGCTATTGAAAGTTGCGCTTACATCGAATGCCATAAGCCAACGTTTTTGAAGCGGCGAAAGTTTTCCTTTTTCGGCTTTAAGTTCCACGGCGAGAATCTTTCCGCTTACTGGGTGAACCATAAGCAAGTCTGGAAAGCCGGCGTCGCCTTGAATGTGTGTCGCCCATTTACCTCGGCTATTTTGTGCCGGCAAGTCGTGATGGATTAACCAGCCGTAACGCTTCGCGATGGAAATAACAACGTTTTTAAATTCGGCTTCGGTCATGTTGTCGCGCGGTTTCATTAAAGAGACGCCGACCAGATTTTCTCAGATAAATGTTTGATCGCCCAGCGAACGTATCGTTTCGCTTCGTCTTGATCGTCGGTCATCATGTCGTGGACAATTTGCAACCGTTCCACCGCGCTTATTAATTCATCTAATGTCATTTGAGAGCCTCGATTACTTGACTTGCTTCATGGGATTTTAAAAGTTCTAAAACCGCGTCGTCGCGGCCGACTGTACGTTGAATGAATTCCAAAAGACGAAGGTCGTCCATTCCGGCGTCTTTGGCGAGCTTGGAAATGTAGCCCGTTTGTTTAGGGGTAGCGAATGCGCCTCTAGGGGTATGGACTAAAGGCCCGCCAGACGCGCTAGGACGCTCGGAGACGCCCGTTTGTCGTGTTTGTGGACCTCTGGACACTTTCTCCATTTCCTCGCGCGATGGGCGTTCCCCATTTGAGGCGACTGGCGAATTCTGGATCATGCGGCCGATCGCGCTCGTTTCTCCGTTTTCGACATGGCTCGTTTTATTGACCGGGGACGATCCTCGAATTTCCTCCGCGTATCCGGAAGCGATGAGTTTCCCTTCGTTGTTGTAGCCCTCGGCCCTAAAGAGAACAAGGTCGCCGTCGTAGTAGTGGATAGACGTCAAAATCTGCCCTTCCGGATAATGCTTCCACCATCGGACTAATCGTTCCGCTACCGTTTCGTAATTGTTGAGATCAAATCCCATGTTTTGCCTTTCGTCGTTTTAATCGGATTTCGTTTTAGTTAAACAAGCCGCCAGACGCGGATCGGGGAACAATGTCTCCGCCGGCTGGGCGCATATTCTCCCGTAAATATGATTTTGTTTTCTTTGGCAAGTTTTGACATGATCGGACCTAGTGCCCTTGGATCGTGTGCTTTGGTTGAACGATGAGATTCGAGCCATTCGAACACTTCGTCGCTTGTGAACGTGAAGCGCATTCGGCCCACGGTTAGAACGGCGTTTCTTGCGTCTTTGCGGAATTCCTCGCGCGTGTTTTGATCGATTATTCCCATCGCTTCGTCGCGCTCGCGAATGGCGTCAAAGATGGTCATTTGTTCGCTCATGAATGCGCCCCTAGTGCTTTCATCGCTTTGTCAAGAACGGCGACTTCCCAGACTGGGACTGGATCGCTCAAAATAAAGTCGGTTTGTATGCGCTTTAGATCGCGGATTAGTGAGGCGTGAGGGTTTTTTTGGACGGAAAGAATTTCGTCCATTAATCCCATAATCGCTTTTTGGTGAAGCAATAACGCGCGAGTTTCCTCGGTTAGTTCGCCTTGATTAAATGCTACGCCTTCGCTCATTTTGTCCTCCAAGGTCCCCAGCCGTAGCCGTATCTTTCTATTCCGTAATTGTAAATTTCTAAGCCGGCGCGAAGGTTAATCTCGGCCTGTAACAAGTCTTTCGGTTTTTGAATGATTCCGCGCTCGATAAGCCATTTGTTCCAAAATCCGTTTATTTGAAGTAAGCCGCGTGATCCACCGTTCGGATCGGTTCGGTTAACCGATGAAGGGTTACAACGTGACTCTCGATAAATAATTGATTCGAGGACGGTTCTTTGGTCAAGCGGCCAACCGAGATTTACCGCAAGCGCGGAGAATTGTTCGCAATTTGAAGCGTAAGGATCAATAAATAACGTCGAACTTGTTGTCGTTGTCGGCTCGATCAAATACGGCTCAACGGAAATAGTTGTTTGTGTAATTTGTGGAACGTTTGTTTCCGGCATTACGGATATTCCGAAAAGCGCAAAAACAAAAGTTCCGATTAGTAGGAATGGGTTAGTCATTTTTTCTCCAATGGATAGGGCACTCCCCACGATGAGGAAGCCGTTCTAAATGCGATTTGTCCCATGAGGTAATCGCCCGAGTCGGAGTCGGTAAATATTTGAACCAGTATCTCTTGCCCGTTGTCCATCGTTCCGACATATACGGAGTAATTAACAATTTGAGGTCCGGTCATATCTAAAAGCCCTTCGTCGGTAATTCCGACCTTAGTCAAGGCGTGTTTAGTTTTGGGGGATTTCTCCGAAAACCTTTAAAAATGCGGCTTTTACCCATATAACGGAATCGGCCGCTTGTGGAGATATCTCGACGTGGAACCAGTCTCCGCCGGGAGCTCCCGAGATCGTAGGTTTCGTGTATTTCTCCCATGTCTGGCGATCGCACCTCCAACCGGCGCCGTGAGCCTTTGGGAAATAATCGAGGACGGCTTGAACGCCGAGCTCGTTCGCGTGTTCTAAAACTTTATTGATAAACGCGAGCGCGTCTTTACGATTCGCTTTTGGATTCTTTGGTGACTTGCGATAAGAAAGATCGACCGCGCGGCCCGTCGCGTGAACGGATAACGACCCCGGCTTTCCTTTCATGTCGCGCTGACCGTATGAACCATTATTGAAAAGCGCGCCGTTCGAATGGTGGATCGCTTGACGAATCCATTCGTCCATTCCCGCGCGCGGTTTAGGGGAAGGACCGTCCGCGTTACCGATGTAATCGCGAGCGTTCGGAACGCCTTGTTTAGCTTTGGCTATTGTCACGGCCAAACGAAGGGTCTTTCGGATTTAACCAGCGAAGGACTGGCGGGATAATTGCGGCGACGCCGGCATTAACTAAGACTTTTGGATCGGTTATTCCCGACATATATAGCGCGGCTACGGCTCCGATGAAAGATCGCAAATATGACGCGATCATCGCTTTGTCTTTTGGTTTCATTTGTGGTCCTCCAAGTGTCCGTCGATTTTTGTTTCGATTCGGTTTAGTGAGTCTCGGACGATTCCATGATCGGTTCGGTTTTCTTTAATGATTTTATTGAGCAATATCCCGACCAGACCGAAGCCCCCACCGATAAGAGAAACCAAGACGCCAGAATCCACGACATAACCCTACGAAAGCAACGCGGCTACTTCGTCGGCAGTAAGTCCAAGTTTTGCGAGTGTGGCTTGTTTTAATGCTTCGCGGTTTGCTTTTTCTATTTCAATTTGAGTAAATTTTTCGAGGTCTTTTTCGCGTTGTTCTTTTTCCTGTGCGGTCAAATCGCGGTTAACTGTTTCGCCAGTCATTTCGTTAGTTATAACAATTTTTGCCATGTCATTACCTCAGTTTGTGTATCCGTAAACACGGACGTTTCCAGTTATCCCGGTAGCGGTTGTGATAATAGAAAAACCGTCATAAGAGGTTGAGTTTGTGTTTTGACCTGATGTAATTAGTGCCGTTATTGTTGGCGTTGAAGTGTTGTAATTGCCAAGCGTAATAAAATTTGTTGCCGCCGTATCAAACGGCCTGTAAACCTCTATTTGATAAACGCTGTAAAAAGTTGGTTCAGTATCGCCAAGAAAGAAATCGTCTGTGCCTGACGGGTTAGTACTTGATACCGCGGAACTGCCGTTTCCATAAAAACGAATGCAGGAATAGTTTGTTGTTGCGTCTGTGCTTCCTGATCGCAGGCGAAATGTAAGTGCGCCTGTGCCAGTTGGCGCGGCGGTCTGTGTAAAAATAATTCGATAATTTTGATATGCCGAACTAAACGCCCCCGTACAGTTGATCGCCGCGGTGTTAGTTCCTGTAAACGTGTTCACATATGTCAAAGCCGCTGTGAGATTTGACCAAGCCGAACCGTCGTAAAACTGCGTCGCGTTGCTGGCTTCAATATAGGCGTACTGACCCTCGGCAAGCACCTTTTCACCAGTTCCGCCGAAAGCGGCGTCGCGCGTGACCGTAGTCGCGAAAACGGGAATTCCCGAGTTCGTAACGTTTAAATCGGCGGCGGTTAATACTTCGGACGCGACATAAGTCGGAACGAAAGTTGTTGCATTTGCTCCCATAATCAATAATCCTAGATCAACCGAGGACGTTCAAAGCGTCTATCTGGCCGAAAATAGGATCGTCCAAAATCAATTCGTAGACGATGGTCGTCGGGGAAGTAAAGAACGTGACCCTGTGGCCAGATAGGACGTTGATTTGGTGCTGTACGCCTTCGACCGCTAATTCTTGGGCTAATTCGGTAGACGTGACGCCTTGCTGGATCGTCTTTTGAATGGTGATCGTGTCGCCAATATCGACCACAGCCGCTAGATCGCGCTGGGCTTCCGTAAGTGAAACGAAGCCGACGGAAACTTCCGTAAAACGCGGTTCGGGGTTTGGAACTAAAAGGTATTCGGCAAGGCTTAAAGCGGCCGCGTCGTTATGTAAAAGCGATCCCGTGATCGACGTCGTCTGGATCAAATATTGGCTTTGTGAGGCGAGGTCCTCGGCTACTTGCGGGCTTGACGCTCCCAAGTGTTGAACGGACGCGCGGTTGATTACCTGATCCGCGTCAAAGGCGATCCCTACCGCGTCATAACCAGCCGTTCCGATATCTCCGTTATCGTGAAAATCTATAATTGAGCCGGCGATCGTATTCCCCAGCCTTGGCTGGAAAGTGAAGTTTCCGTTTCGATCTATAAAGATTCGGCCTTGTTCGGCTTGTTGTATTTGCGCGGCATAATTGGCGACCGAAGTTCCGTTCGCCACGGTCCAAGCGGACGCGCCGCCAAGGGTTACGGTTCCCGTTGAAATGTTTCGTTCCAATGCTGGGAAGTTAACTTCGGGCAAGTCTAAAAGTTCAGTTACGCGATCGCTTGAAAGTTGTTCGTCCACATTCCATTCGGAAAGATACGTCTGGGCTAGATAGTAGAAATCGTCCGCGCAATTAACGGAAACGCGATCTAGTTCTCCAAGTTGGAACGAGTAGGAATAGGTCGTTATATAGCCTTTGAAAAGAACTTCGTTTTCGCGGCTAAGGATTACGCGACGAAGCGGAGCGAGCCCCGGTTGATTATTTGACGGATCAAAGAATGGTCCTTGATCGTCGAAGGGATTAAAAATTCCTGTCGTGTCGAGCAATTCGAAAGACATTGTTCCGGCGACGATTCCTTGATCGCCGATATCGCGACGCCCACGGAAAACGGAAATATTTGTCGCGCCGTCAATTACCGAAGCGAACGAAGTAGAAGGTCCGAGAATGTCCTCATCAAGAATTCCTTTTGTTGGCGAATCTAAAGTGAAAGAAACGTAATCAAAACCCGTGTCGATTAAAAGGTCATATTCTCCAGACTGAACGATCGTCGCCGACATTATGAAACCTGTATATTTGCGGGCCCGTTTGATCGGTTGAACGCGCGAATCGCATTAACGACCGACTGGCCTATTTCCGCGCTTGACGCTAGTCCGCCGTTAACGTTAATCGTGTAGTTTCCGCCCATTCCGCCGGCGCGGCTTAATGGGACCACGGCCTCCGGTCCGCGTTCTCCGATCATCGCAAGAGTCGGGGAAGTAACGATTCCGCCTTCGGCAAGCATTGGAATATTCGGAACGCTAAATCCTTTTCCACCTAAGCCGGGGACCCATGAAGGGAATTCGAAAGAAAGTTTTCCGATCGTGTTGTTCCATAGTTTTGCGATCGTGTTGAAAATTGTTTTATATACGCCGAGGACCGTTTGAACGTATGTTGTTATTACGTCAATACTTCCCATTACGACGTCTTTGATAAATCCGAAAACGTTGTCGACTACTTTTCGGACGCCTTCAAATTTTGTGTAAAGAATTGCAATAATGGCGATTACGGCCGCAATTCCGACGACGATTAGCCCGAGAGGGTTAGCGGTTAGCGCGGCGTTCCAAAGCCATTGAGCGGCGGTCGCGATTTGGGTTCCCAAGGTATAAATTTTGATCGCGGCATTAGCGGCCAAAATGGCGACGGCGATTCCACCGATCACGCCGGCAATAACGAGAAACGTTGTTGTATTTTCTTGGGCCCAGCTTCCCATCGCGGTCAAAAGCGGAAGCGCCTTTTCAACTACTGGGATAAGCGCGGCGCCGATGTTTTCTTTTGCTTCGCTGATCGCAATTCCGAAACGTTTCATTTGCCCTTCGGCGGTTCCGGCGGCGGTCGCGGTCGCGCCTCCGAAGGTCCCTCCAAGAACGTCCATAACGGTATTAAGGTCCGCGCCTTCTTTAATGAGTGTCGCCATTTCTGGGGACAATGCTCGAAGGCCCTTCATATTGCCTTGATACGCCTTCGCCAAAGCGTCGGAAACGGTAGTGAGATCGGTCCCCGTAGCCGTGGAAATATCCATCGCAAGGCTTAGCGCGTCTTGCGCGGTCCCGAGGTCTTTTGTACCTCGCGCCAGTGACGCCAGAGCGGGCCTTAGAGCGTCGTCGGCGATTCCCGAGGCGAGACTCATCTTTGAGATCAATTCCTCGTTAGCGGCGATCTGGGCGTCTGTGGCGGACGCGCTAATGGAAAGAGTACGAGCGAGTTCGGCTTGGGCGGCTTGATCCTCCATCGCGGCTTTAGTCGCGCCCGTGAGAGCTACACCTAAAGCACCGACCGCGGCCGCGGCTGGGAGCGCCGCTTTCTTAATAACGAAATTCGCTTTAGCGCCGGCGCCCTCAAGTTTTTTAAAGTCGGCGACCGCGCGATCGAGTCCTTGCGGATTCCATTCCGAGACGATGGGGACGGAAATAGCCATTATTTACCGACCATTTGCGCGCGCTGATTAATGGCATATTCCATGTCGGCGATCGCGTCTTTGACGCCCGCTTCGACTTCTCCGATTTTGCTTTCTACTGATCTCCACATAACGCGCGACGCTCCACCTCGGTCCTTTTGTAGTTTACGGATAAGCGCGGTCCCCGATGGGGTATTACCCGAGCCCGAGCGTCCAGCCATATCAAAGATCGATCCGCCGGCAGAACCTAAAACAAGCTTTAAGAGTGGAAACGTGTTCGCGTTTTTGTCTCGAATGCGTGAGCCTTTAAACGTGACTTTGATAGATCGTCGGACGGCTTTCGCGTCATATCCGAGACGGCCTGTAACTTTCCAGCCTCCGCCACGTTTGCGACCTTTTTCGCCCGGCTCGATCGCGACTTCCGGAATGAGTGAGCGCGCTTCGGCGAGGATCGGCGCGGCCGCTAACTTCATTTTTGCTTGGGTTGCTTTGCGTAACGCTGGATCGATCGTCTTTAAAAGTTTGAGCATTTCGGGAACGCCATAAACCTCAATACGAGCAAGGTCGCCCATTTGGGGATTATATTCACGCGCCACGGCTCGACCTTTCGTTTGCTTTCTTTAAACAATAGATCACCGTCTGGAGGTCGCGAGTGTCAAAGGTTTCGGAATAAAAGTTCGGGGCCCAGCCCAAGGCGACTAACAATTCGGCTAATTGCCGACGGTAGCCGCCTCCGTAGGGTTTACGTCCGTTTTATCCTCCGAAGTGATAATCATTTCGGGATTCTCTTTAACCCATTCGCGCCAAGTATCCGGAAGTTTTTCTCCGCGCAATTTTAAAACAAGATAAGCCCAGACGGTCACTTCGGTCATTCCGAAACCGCGACCGTCAGACGCGCGACGATTTTCGATTCGTTCCCATTCGGTAATAACAAAAAGGTTAGTGAAAACGGTTTCGATGTTTTCGCCGTCGCCTTTACGGTCTATGAATAACTTGACTTTCATTTGTGCTCCTTGTGTCGGGCCGAGGAACGGCCGTCGTTATGAAATATCGACTGAGTATTCGCCTTGCGTAAACACTAGGTCTATGGACTGAAGCTCGCCAAGGCTCGCGTTCAGGACTGGTAGCTCGGCCAACAGGGTATCGACCAAAGTGAAGCCGGGATTCGTCGGCGAATTTGCGCCGCTTGCTGGGGTCGCGATAATTGTCGTCTGGGTTCCGACCAATTGCGAAAGGACTTCATAAGTCGCGTTATCGCTGTAATCCATGTAAAGGGTTACGGTCGCTTCATGGTTGCCGAGGCCCTTTTGACTCTTGCGGTCTGTCATTCCGAAAACTGTATTTTCCAAAACGTCGAAACGCCTAACCACGTTGGCGGCGGTACAAAACCCGGTTAAATTTACGCCGCCGATAGTGATAACTGGATTTGCTAAAAATGAAGCCATGTTGAAATTCTCCTTCGTTCTTTCTTTACTTTAGTAATTCGACGTCGCCATTATGGGGATTATCAATTCATAAGCCGGAAGCGCCGTTCCGCCTATGTCGATATTGGTCGGACGGCCAGACGTAACCGCCACGTTTTTATCGATCAATTTCGCGACCATGGCCAAAAGCGAACGTTCGCCGTCAAGGTTGCCGGGGCCAAGCGTCATAACTTGGACCGTAAAAATCGCTTTAACGATCTTGTTGTTATATGCCTCAATAGACGGGGAATTGATTAGGGCACAAGGCGGAGTGATATTCCTGGGATCGTTGACGACCTGTAAATTTAGGATCGTTTGAAGGGTCGTCGTTAGATCGTCTAGGGCTTCGTTTAAAAAGTCCGTGTAAACGGTCGGCGTAATTGGCATTAGGCGACCTGTGGGCGATCAATTCCGAGCAACTGGCGAATAATGCCGTTTAAGCCGGTAACTGGGGACACTCCCATATCTTGAAAACTATTAAAAGATTCGATGGAGCCTCGGGCCCTATACATCGCCGAACCGTACATGATCGCGCCGAGCTTGACGTCTTGCGATGGGACCGTCGTTAGCGAATCCGTGTATCCGGACTCCATACGTCGGCGCCAGCTGAACTGTGAGCAAGCCGCCGCGCAAATAGTGAGATAGTTAGCGTCGGACTGGGTAGCAACTCCAATTCCTAAATAGTCGTAAAGGTCTTGTGCGCTTACCCAAGTACAAGTCTGGGTTATGGTCACGGTTCCCGAGGCCGCTTGACGCTCGACGTTATCGGCGGTCTTTGCGTAAAGAACTTGATTCGCGATCGGAACTAACGGATCATAAATTAAATCGCCGTATTGATCTACGCCTATAAAAAGATATTCCGGAAGCGCGCGAACCGTAAAGGTTCCGTTAAAAGTCGCGTCAACGTTTGTAACGACGATAGTCGCGCCGACCTCGATCTCTGCTGGGGTTAAGAGAACGAGGACGGCGAAATCATCGACTAATTGTTTTTGAACGACCGAATAGGCGGCCATAATTGGGCCTCCTTCCGGAAGTTAAGCGGCTCGTTTAACGAACTTGGTCGAGTCGATCATCAAGGTCGCAAGGTAGCCACGGAAGGCCACGGTCCTTGACAAAGTTGAAGGCGTGTCGATACTGATCGCGCCCTTAGCCTGCTCGAACACTTCGAATCCGTCGGTATTGCCGACATAAACTTGGTTATCCAAGTTACGGTCCACTACAAGGCGCAAGCCGAAAGCGGACGATTCAACGGAGCCCGGGTTCATTGAACCGTAAGCGTTCATCGGTCCGACTTGCGGGAACAATGGACGACCGGCTTCATCGGTTAGACCTCCGAGAACTTGGAAATAGTTCGGAGACACGATGAGCGCGTTCGGAAGGTTTCCGTTTGAGTTAACGAGAATGTCGGTCGCGGCTTCGTAAACGAAAGCGGCCCAGTCGGCGGCGTCTGTCGCCGAAGTAAGGGTCGCGGTCTGGGAAACGCCGGCTTCGAATTGTTCGCAAGCGTACAAATCGGTTTGATTCGCATAAATTCGGGCCATGTCGTCGAGCAAAAGCGAGAGGACTTCCGGCTGTGACCAGTCGATCGAGGCTTCGGATACTGAAACGTATCCGCCAAAAATTCGCTTTGTAACTTGTTCATCGGAGATGACGAAGGTTCCGTCTGTAATTGTTTGTGATTCGGTTTCTGGTCCACCAATTGAAGTATGGGTCGTGACCTTTGGACGAATGAAAACTTTTCCGCCTTGTGGCATTGCCTTAGGACCCATCGCGTCGATGAGCGGGCGCAAGCCTCGGAAATTGTTGTAGACAGGCTGGACGATCGGCAAAGGCAAGACGCCGTCCAATGAACCGCCGAGCGTGTTTACGTCTGGAGCGGCTGCCTGAATTTTTGCTTGCATTTCTGCGGCTACCGATCCGCCTTGCATGAATGCCGAAATATATTCGGCCGCGCTAGGAAGTTTGAAAGCCTGCTTTGGTTGAGCAAAAAGCGGAGCGATAGTTGACGCTTCGATTACGGCTGGGGTTTCTACTGATTCGGACATTTCGTTTTCTCCTTGTGAGTTCTCTACTTCATTTAACACTACTTCGGTTTCGATTTCGTGGATATCCTCGGCTTCGGGGATACTGGCCGCGATTTGATTTATGACGGCCCCGGCTACGGCGCCATGGGGGACCATTGACAAT